CTCCGTCCACCCGCGTTGCGATCGTGTACGGTGCGGGACCGCATATCTCAACCCACCTGTCACAACAGATTCTTGAGTCATAGACTCAAGTTTCAATAGTGACTCTTGGAGATGCCACCAGGCATCAGTAGAGATGTGTTGATTCACACCTCGGACCAAGGTAATCGGAACCTCCCATCGATGAAGAAACCTATTAAATCTAATAGGCGTATCCATCTGCATGAGAGACCCCAGATCACAGTCAACATACCGGTATAGCCCCTGAGCATTCGGATTATTACACAAGTGTAACACCCTATGCTTAGAGACCTCACGATATATGGACTCGGAGGTTCGGTGAAAACCGGACTTTGCTAAGGCTTTCGCCAAAGTACAGTTCGATTCAGCACCGGAGACCGATGAGAAGTCTAGCCTTTTCATTCTATGAGGAGTGACATCAACGCCTGAGTAGGCATCAACGCCACAGGACTCTCGGAAGAGTCCACGTCTGAATGTCTTGTTTTGGTTGGGTACTAAGCCCAACCTAACGAGGACACTCAAGACACCCTCATGGAATTTAGGAGGATAGAGGATATCATCACCGAAGACATATACGTCAGGACAGTCTATACCATACTGGACGCATATGCCAGCTCGAACAATAGCATAGAAGGATAGGCTCTGAACGGGAAACGTTAATGCGTTTCCCATAGGAGCCCACTTTCGTAGCTTAATGACGCGATTATCTAATAACTTAACCTTAGAAGCACGACTACATGAGAGGTAGGAGTAGCTATAGGAGCCAAAAAGCTCCTCAACTAACTTACAACTAATGCGGTCGCTAGCCTCCTTAAGATCCAGGGTTACATACTCCTGGTCTAAAGATGAGCTAAGGGCTAATCTGCCATTGATAGACTGATCATGGAAATTTATGTAACCATGACAAGGACTACCAGGAGCAGTTATAGCCTTCTCTAAGATCTTACGACAACCTTGTTGAATCCAGATTGCTTCAGATGGATGTACGCATATTAAGCGTGGTCCACGTGAATCTTTCGGGACAGCAACTAGCGAAGAAATAATTTCTTCGTGACGAGTACAATCCGAACTGTAAGCTCCAGTAGCTTCCCAAAAAGAGGGAAGACTACAGAAGTAATCACAGAAGGGAAAATACTTATCAATGGTCGAATAGATAGAGCGGAAATCCCCTTTGTCAGAGGGTATCCGAGGCGGAAAAACCGCACCCGGGCCATGACTTGGGACAATCCGACTGTAATCGAGACGGTAAATAACCCGTCCGATGATTGATCGCGCTTTCTCGATAACAGGGCGAAGGTAAGAACGCCTACTTTCGTAGGAATCCTCCCAAAGCCCAACAATCGAGTCAGTCTCTTCGAAGAGGCTTTGAGCCTCTTTGAGTTGATCATTAGTAGGTTCGAGTTCGATCTTATAGCAGAATAGAAGCAACTGCCGAAGTAACCGAAGGATTTTCGGGTCTCTTAGAGACCGGAATTCATCCGAGAGTGGAGAGATCCACTCAGGGAAGGACGGGTATTCCCCATCGCCTTCAATCCACCGAAGCAGCTGCTTATCTAGCTTGGGAGCTTCTTTAAGCAACCATTCATATGTAAGTCCATCGAGAGCGCCAAGTGGCACCTTTGATAGCTCACACACGTCTGCTAGCAGGCTTGTGTATATGTTTAGCACACATGTTGAGTCGTTACCGACCGGCCTGTCTGCTGTGGTGGTCATTCATCACCTCTCTCATCTCTGATGATGGAGTGGATGACAAATGGCTGTTCTGGCTTTCCAGTTTGTGGAAAGACAGCCGTTAGGAGAACACGGACACGAGCTTCTTTCAAACAGAAGAGCATGGCCGGCACTCCGTATACCGATCCTAATATCACGCCAGATTTCAAGATCATCCCTTTCGGGAGAAGCTTGAGTAAGGCGATCGCGTAGGTACGGTCATAGCTTACGTTGTTTGAGGACATATGTTTTCTTTCAACTGAGTTAGACTTTGCTACGCATCCTTACGGATGTTAGCTAATATTAGCTACGATATGGACAATCGATATTATTGCTCCCGATTAGACAGGATTTCATCCTGCAAATCGAGACCACTAGTATTCGACGTACCATGAAGAAGGTTAACCAACATCGCCTCAACAGAGGTGATGATAGATTGGGTAACCAACGGATCGGACGGGCGAGCCAAGACCACATACAAGCTAACAGGACGGACGACTCCGTCTGTCATGGTCATGTAGTAATCTACCCGAACCAGCGATCGCTTTCCAGCAACTTTAGTTGCTGAATCAACGTAGTCCTGATGTTTAATCAGGATTTCCGTAGGGGTATTAACCCCACGGGACGTTTCGCGACGCAGGCTACCATTCTGATCACTATAGATCAGTTTGAATGATAGAGTACTAACCGTGATATCAGCATTCATGTGTACTGTTTGACTGTATTATCTCCTGTCAACTAACTTCGCTACCAATTGGTAGAGCAAAGCACTCGATAAAAGAGCCTGCTTTTTTCCGAAGTTACCACTCAGCCCAATCGAGAGATTTGGTTGGATGGGTTTTCTGGTGTAATACGATAGTTCATTAAGCGCTGTCTGCGTACCATCTATTGTCGAGATAGTAGTGCCATCATGCGACTGCTTTATCACAGCCGCAAGACAACTCCACTTCTCGCTAATAGAGGCGTCAATCACTCTCATGGTATTACCCGTAAGGGCATTATCAATCGAGCGAGTGACAGTAGACAAATCTAGGAACCAGTCAACTACGAACGAATATGGAATTCGTTCCCATAGGTAACTGGCCGGGCCTGTAGCCCCAAACCGACTAACGAGACTATCCAGATTCTGAAAGAATTTGGTATTGTATCGCTCAGTACGGATGCCCTTAATCGAACACGTCATGGTAGGCTGGATCATGGATATAATATCCGCGCGCCAGATACCACCAGTATTCGCGACTGCTCGGTAGCTAGGAGCAAGAGGATGATCCGACGACGTAACCAATGAGGTTCCGAAGTGGCCCTTCATCTTGCCATGCACAGTCTGTACTGTGCCTGCTCTGCGTTGAGCCGCCTTAAGCAAATCAGAATATTTTCCGAAATGCGAAGCGATTTTACGCATATCACTAACTACTGGACGAACACCGAACGAATAATAGAGAAAACCTCCACTAAGGACAGACCCATGTCTGGCCAAAGAACGGAATATGGTTTTTCTATCATGAGTATGAATTTGCTGAGCACTAAGAAAGCGCTTAGCAAGTTCTATCGGACCTGTAAGGAGACCCTTCGGATTATCCGTCACATTGAGGAGATTATCAACCTCATTTAATGACAGGAATTTCGCGTAGGTATCCCGAATCAGGTTCCGCTCGGTAGAAGGCCAAATAACCGGGATATTGGACGGATAAACATCTCCGTATATACCCCAGGTTAACCAATGAGCGCCTAAGCCACCGGTTTGAAACCGATTGGCTGTAGTATGATATTCATCCGTTTGTTCGTATGTACGAACAATCGAACGCTTCTCATGCTTGACGTATTTAGAATGACGGGACTTGGTCCTATCATCTATCATTGTTTCCTCTTCGGAACCTATAATAACACTCGGTTGAATACCGAAGCTATTAGTTCCTTGGAACGCATTAGCGGGATATGAGTACTGCAACTGAGTTGCAGGACCCACTTGACCGTACTGCAGGAGGTTGACCTTATTTCGTGTGCGCATATAACATATGACTATCAAACGGAGCGCCACCAGGCGCT